AAGATAAAGCAGATGTTATTAGCAATAAAGAGAAGTATACTTTAGATGAAATTAAAGCAAAACTCTCAGTTATTTGTTTCGATAAAAAAATCAACTTTACTTTAAATAAGGAAGCTGATGATAAAAAAGAAGAAGACATTGTTACTTATACATTAAATGACAATGCTGATAACAGCCTACCAGATTGGGTGAAAGCTGTTAAAGAGCAAGAAAAACTTGGTTAATTTTTCAAATTATTAGGAGGATGCTGAAAATGGCAATTACAATGAAGAGAAAAGGCTATGGACAGGTTGAGCCTAACCACCTTTCTGGTATTGTTACTGGTCAGATTTATGCACAGTTACCTGCCCATGTAAAGGGAACTGCACAGGGCTCTGCTGATTCTATTACTCAGCTTGAACAGGGTCAGTTTGCTAAATATGACTATGCGGCTGGTGAAGTGAATTTTACTGGTGAAGGCGAGTTCATGCTTGTTTACAATGAAGAGAAGCTTTATGATGAAAGAAAACAGAGTCATAAAGATTTCGTATATAAGACAGAGGATTTTACTGATAAGCTATTATATCCTCGTTTAATTAGAACATATGTTGGCGATATTATGACAACTAACACAATCGGAGTTGCGAATACTTCTGATACAGCAGAAGTTGGTACGGCTAGTCTTGCGGTTGGTGATTATCTTGAGATTAGTGCTACTGGTTTCTTAACTAAAGCTGAATCTAAACCCGCAACTGGTATCGTATGGAAAGTTGTTAAAGAGTATACAATGCCAGACGGACAGCCTGGTGTTAAGATTCAGAGAATTCAGTGATAAGGAGGAAAAAGATAATGGCATTAACAAGAGATCAGCTTATTGAATTAGCTAGAGCCAATGCTAAGGCTTCATTAAATCCTTCTGTCGCTTATTCTTTCGGCGGAGAGAAGCTTTCAGCGGAAGCTCTGAATAAAACATTTATTAAGGAGTTAAATGAACTTGGTTCTACTCCTCAGGATTTTAGAGAAAATAAGAACCTTATTTATACACTTATGGAAGTCGGTCTTACCGAAGTTCTTCCTCAGAAGGTTCTTCAGGCTTATGGCCAGTTTGCAGATGTTCGTACATTTGCACAGGGCACAAAGCCAGTTTATAAGGTAAGAATTAGTGAAGCCTCTAAGAAACGTGCAAAGCAGTTCGTTACTAGAGTTGGTTTAGCTGGTAGATATGAAGTCTTCAAGCTAGATGGATATTCACTCGAAGTTCCGACAGCTGCATACGGTGGAGCTGCTCGTATTGAGTGGGAAGAGCTTCTTGATGGTCGTATGACCATGAATGATTATTACAGTCTTGTTCTTGAAGGAATGGATGAAGCTGTTTATCGTGAGATTGCAAAAGCTCTTGAAGCATTAGTAAATAATGTTCCTAAACTTCAAAAGTCTGTACAGACTACATTTAATGAAGGTGAGATGGATAAGTTACTTCAGATCGCAGATAGCTATGGCGGAAAGAGTACAATTTATTGTACTTTTGAATTTGCTGCAACAATGCTTCCTGCTGCCTCTGCTAACTGGTCTGATGCAATGAAAGATGAGATTTGGAACAATGGTTACTTTGCAATTTATAAGGGGCATCGTGTAATTATTCTTCCTCAATCTTTTGAAGATAATATTGGTAAGGACGCCGATTATGCAGATAAGGTAATTGATCCTTCTCTTGCCTATATTATTCCGACTGGTGCAGAAAAACCTGTTAAGGTTGCTTTTGAGGGCGCTGCTCAGGTTAAATCTTTTGATAACCGTGATTGGTCTACAGAGATCCAGACCTATCAGAAACTCGGTGTAGCTACTTATATGGTAAATCCTGGAATTTGTATCTATCAGAATACTGCTCTTAAAAAGTATATCGGTACAAAATGATAATATATTAAGGGGAGGATGAATAAAATTCTCCTCCCCAATTTTTTAATATAAAAATGGAGATAAAAGGAGTTTTTAATATGATTGATAAGAATAAAATGGTAAAAGTCATTAATAAATTTAATGGTACAGTTGGTTATGATGTTCCAGAAATGGGCATTCATAGAAATTTTTATCCAAAAGAAAGTAAAGAAATTAGTTTTGAAGAATTAGAGAGATTATCTTTTGTTCCTGGCGGAGATGTGATTTTAAGAAATTATCTTGAAATTGTTGACGAAGATGCAATTATGGCTTTATTTAATGAAAAGCCTGAACCAGAATATCATTATTCTGAAAATGATATAAAACAATTATTAACTACTGGCACTTTAGATCAGTTTTTAGATTGTTTAGACTTTGCACCCGACGTAATTAAAGATATGATTAAAGATTTGGCTGTAGAATTACCATTAAATGATATGGCAAAGCGTCAAGCTATTCAAGATAAACTTGGTTTTGATGTAACAAAAGCAATCGAAATCAAAAATACTAAATATGATGGTGAAACAGAAGAAGCTATTGAAACAAGAACTTCTGGACGTCGTGCAACACCGATTAAAACAGATAATGCAACTGCCGCACCATCTGGACGTAGATATAAGCCAATTACTAAAAATGAATAATTTTTAACAGGAGGTATATAAATGAATACAACTTCATTTTCACTTGTATATGACTCCTTCCTTTCAAAAATTACAGATGATATGTATTTAGAGTTAACAGAACTCGATACATTTAGAATGTTAGAGCAATTATTACTTTCAGCTATTGAGAAATTTGAATTTCCTCGAATTGATATTTGGGATTATGAGTTATTTGAAATTTCAGATGAAACAACTTATAATGGGGCAGAAAGTAATCATGAATAGGTTCCAGCAATTATTTATAGTGGGGGATGTTTTAATAATCTATTAACCCATGAAGAAATAAATATTTTAGCTGTTTATATGATTGTAGAGTGGTTAAGTCAGCAGCTTGCGAGTGTTGAAAATACTCGAATGAAATATAGTGGCTCTGATTTTAAATTTACTTCTCAAGCTAACCATATGCAGAAACTTCTTCAATTAAAGAAGGACTATGAAAGAGAAGGTTTTCATCTTCAGCGCCTATATAAGAGAAGAGCTCCTGATAAAAATGGTATTATGAGATCTACTTTTGGATTATTAAGAACACCAGTTGGTCATACTGTAGATGATTTAGTAGATAAAAGAATAAAAGCTAGTCAATCTAGTGATTCTTCATCTGGTTCATTTGACAGTGGCGATGATAGTGGTAGAAATGTTTCTGATCAAAATTATATTACAGCATCTACTACGCGTCCTCTGCATCAAGAGCCTGGAGATATTTGGGCAGTATTAAAGCATTAAGGAGGCGCAATATGATTTTAAAATATAATGTAGATATAGAAGAACAAACAATCCATAATAGATTACAAAATCTTATTAATCAGACTTATAAACTCTTACCAAGTCGAGAAGAGGGCGCTGATTGGGAAAAACCGTTACAAACGGTATTAGAAGAATTAGCGGGAATGCAAAGATTAATGAATTGCGGCTATTCTGAAATTTTCTTCCCGTTATTAAATAAATTAGAAGGGCTTTATTCATTAGTTGAAGATGATGATTTTCTTTGTTATAGAAGAACAATCTTTGAATGTTTAGGACTAATGAATGATTTACAAAGGTTAATATGTCCTTAGAATTATTAAATAAAAGATTGCAATATCAGGGCGGCAATCAAGAACAAAGATTTATTAATGATAAGCTACGAGGCTTAAAAAGAGCTCTGTTATATTCATATCAAGCCGCAACTGCAACATTATCAGATGGAAAAGAATTTAGATGTTTAATTAATCCAGATAAAAATAAACCTGCTTATGATAATAAAATTCTTTCCATTCCATATAAAGATATTTGTTTAAATGCTCCAAGAGTAGGAAAAACATCTGAAGGAGAAGTCGATATTGATATTAAACCTGGTGATGTTTTTACTTGGAAGGAAACAAATACACATTGGTTAGTATATTTAGAATATATTGAAGAAGATGCTTATTTTAGGTCAGAAATTCGTAGATGTGATCAAGAGGTAAAGATAGAAGATAATTCATATTGGGTTTACATTCGTGGACCTGTTGAAACATCTATTGAATGGACTCAAAAAACAGGTATTGAATGGAATACTTTAAATTATTCATTAGTTATGTATATCACAGCTGATGAAACAACAAATAATTATTTTGAAAGATTTAAAACTATTAAGATTTTAGATCCAAGATATAATAAGGAAAAAACTTGGCAAGTTGTAGGTGTAGATCCCTATTATGGAGATGGAATTATTCAAGTATTTTTAGATGAATATTTTGAAAATTCAATCGCTGATGCGGTCGCCGCTGAAAATTCTGCTGAGACTGGAGAAGAAAATCCTGTAGATGAGACTGCCGCTTACATTGATGGGCCAACGGAAGTGCAACAATATAGCAAAGCCTATTATGAAATTCATAATGCTGAAGAAGGTCATTGGTATTTAAAATGGAAAGATGAAGAACAAGATTTAAAGAGTTCTTTAAAAATTATTCCGTTGAACATTTCTATTGGTGAGTTAGGAACATTTACTTTAATATATAGGATTTAGGGGCAAGATGATATTACACTTGATGTAAAGATTGTTGCTTTGTAAAGAGATAAAAGGAGCAGATAGAACATATGAGAAAAGATTTAGCTTTAAGACCAGTTGATTTTACTTCATCATTTCTATCTTGTGAAAAAGACTTAGAAACAATTTTACGAAGATTATTTGTGGAAAGTCAACCTTATAGTAATGATTTAAAAAGATTACTGGTAATTAATACCAAAGACTGTTTAGATAATAAAACAAGTGAAGTATATCAAAACGCGATTAAAGATATGAGCCTTGCTAAACTTCGAGAAAACGGTTATATTAAATTTGAACCAAAAATTAAGATGCCTGAGCATGAGGAAGTAAAAAGTTATTTAGCTTTTGCTTTTGATAATTTTAAACCTAATGATCAAAACCCACAATTTAGAGATTGTAATGTTTACATTGATGTACTTTGTCATACAGATTGTTGGGATCTTGGAGATTTTAGAGTTCGTCCGCTAAAGATTTGTGGATATATTGATGGTATTCTTAATAATGCTCGTCTTTCTGGGATTGGAACGTTCCAATTTGCAGGGTGTAATGAGTTGGTTCTTGATGAAACTTTATCTGGTTATACATTAACATTTAGTGCCATTCATGGTACTGATGATGTATTACCAAGCGCTCATGGATGGATAGATAAACCATGATGGATGAATTACTATTATTATCAGGGAATGATATTCCATTCCCTGAAGCAAGATTGACAATTCATCAACCGCGTTTAAGAGAAATTGCTTATATCACTGAACAACGTTTTTGGCCTGGATGTGAATTATTAAAATTTAATAAAGAATCTTTGCCAGACGAGGACAAAATTGATTTATCTAATATGTCAAATTTTAATATAATAATGACGATGATACAAGAAAAGTCATTAGAGTCTCAACAGGCTCGATTAAATGTAATGTCTATTCTTGCATTGACGTTCCCAACAAGTGAGATCTTGTTGAGTAGAAAGGCAATACAATTACGAAATCATTAGACTGGTGAAGTGAGTGAAATCAATGATGAGAATTTTGAAGCTTTTAAACAAATCTTGATTAGTATGTTTTGTCTTACGGATAAAGAGAATAAAGAGTATAATCCAAGTGGTGATTTGGCTCGAAAGATTGCTAATAAAATTAAGAAAGGCCGTGAAACAAAGGCGAAGCTGGCGCCGGAAACAAAAATTGCCATTCTCAGCCGCTATCTTTCTATTTTAGCGGTTGGACAACAAAAAGATATAAATATGTTGATGAATTATACTGTTTATCAATTAATGGATGAATTTAACCGATATGAATTAAAATTACACTATGACTCTTGGGAAAGATATAAAATCGCAGGAGCTACTGGGATGCAAGATCCCGAAGATTGGTTAAAGGATATTCATGATGGAAAATAACTAAAACAATGAAACAATATTTTGTGCAAAATATAAGGAGGAAATCCAAATGAAATTTGGTGTACGTGAAATTGC